AAGTAAATAGAGTAGACCAATTAGCTGCTGCAACTAACCCTGTTACTGGAGTTACACCTACAGCAGATACTCACTTTGCTATTAAGTCTTACGTTGATGGAGTTGCCCAGGGATTAGATATAAAAGATTCCGTAAAAGTAGCCACTACAGCAAATATCACGCTTTCTGGAACGCAAACTATTGATGGTGTTGCGGTTTCTGCTGATGAGAGAGTTTTAGTAAAAAATCAAAGTACAGCAAGTCAAAATGGATTATATCTTTGTAAAGCGAGTACATGGGCAAGAACAGATGACTTAGCTGCTGGTGTCGATGCGGCTGGAATGTTCACCTTTGTTGAGCAAGGTTCTACACAAGCTGACCAAGGTTTTGTTTGTAGTTCTGACAAAGGATCTGCTGTTGTCGGCACTAATAACTTAGCTTTCACTCAATTTAGTGGTGGTGGAAACTTAACTGCTGGAGATGGGTTAGATAAATCTGGTAATGAGTTTAGTGTTGACCTAAAATCTAATGGTGGAATAGTAATTGAATCGACAGAAATGGCTGTTGATTTAGGTGCAAGTTCAATTACAGGTACTCTTGCAGTTGGAGATGGAGGTACAGGATCAACCTCTGCTTCGGCTGCTAGAACTGCTTTAGGATTAGCAATTGGAACGAATGTACAGGCTTTTGATGCACAATTAACTGACATTGCAGGGCTTACACCTTCTGACGGTAATTTCATTGTTGGTGATGGTTCAAACTTTGTTTTAGAGAGTGGATCTACTGCAAGAGCAAGTTTAGGTTTAGCAATCGGTTCTAATGTTCAAGCCTATGATGCTGATTTAGATAACTTATCTGGTTGTCAATCTGGAGGATCTGCTGCGTTAGCTGCTTTGACTGCCACAGAAATACAGATTCTTGATGGTGCAACTGTTACTACAGCAGAATTAAACCTATTAGATGGTGTAACCGCAACAACTACTGAACTTAACTATGTAGATGGTGTAACTTCTGCGATCCAAACACAATTAAATAACAAACAGCCTTTAGATGCAGATTTAACCTCATTAGCTGGCTGCCAATCGGGTGCTGCTGCTGCATTAGCCTTGTTAACCTCTACTGAAGTTGCAATATTAGATGGAGCGACTGTAACAACTGCTGAACTGAATATTTTAGACGGAGTTACCGCAACTGCTTCTGAGCTTAATATCTTAGATGGGGTTACTGCTACAGCAGCAGAATTGAACATTTTAGATGGGGTAACAGCGACAGCCACAGAAATAAATGCAGCTTGCGATGGAACTACATCTGCTACTTCTACAACACTTGCAACAGGAGATCGCTTCGTAACAAACGATGCTGGTACGATGAAGCAAGTAGCATTGTCTGACTTAGTAACATTCTTGGAGGATGGTGCTACATCTGGCTTTGATGTAGAGGGTGGAACTTTTTAAGCCATAGGAGGTAAAAGCCAATGGCTAATGTAATTAAGCTAAAACGAGGCACTAGCACACCTACAACAAGCGATATAGTTAGCGGAGAAGTTGCTTTAGATACTTCTGCCCAAAAATTTTATGTTAATGATGGTGGAACTGTAAAAGAAATTGGTGGTGGTAGCAGCGTTCCGACAGGTGGTGGAAGTGATGCTGTTTTTTATGAAAACGATCAAGCGGTTACAGCAGATTACACAATAACTAATGGTAAAAACGCTATGGCTGCTGGGCCAATAACAATAAACAGTGGAATCACTGTTACTGTTGGCAGTGGTGAAACTCTTACTATTGTTTAAATTATGAAAGCATTAATAGAAAAACAAATTCTTGAATGGCAACAAGAGATTATTAAACAGAATACTTATGTAATGAGATTAGAGGGTGGAATACAGGCTTATCAGTTGTTACTACAAAAGATGAATGAAGAGGAAGAAAAAACAGGAAATATAGAGCTAGGGGTAAAAAGCGAAAAAAAGTAGAGGGGATACTTGTAAGAGAGTGTCCTGTCTGTGGTACTACCTTTAATACAATGGAACAACGAAAGATATATTGCTCTGGAGCGTGTAAAACAAGATCATGTAGAGCTAAAACTGCTAGTTAACTTTAGGAGTCATTTGTCTAGTCATAATGCCCAATGTGACGTAAAGAGGACTTAGACCTATAATAAGAACAAGTACCATCAAACTTATTGGTGCTAATGCTTTAATTAATGCAAGTTTTATCATGTTTCAAAAGATAGCTAATGTTTTGAGTATTATCTCATTTCTAATGGTAACTTCTGTTATTGGTGGAGGATACTTTGGTTATAAGTATGTAACGTCAGAACAGTTTAAAACTAAGATGATGAATCAGGTTATGGGTAATGTTCAAGGATTGATGCCGAAAGTATTAGATCAAGGCTTACCAAAAATGACAGGCCCATCTTTACCTACAACTAAACTTCCTAAGTTCTAATGAACTGTTATTGGTGCAAGACAGAATTAATTGTAGGCGGTGATATTGATATTGAAGATGGGATGGTTGGTTATCCTGATTTTTCAATAATGACTAATTTATCCTGCCCTAAATGCTCTTCGGAAGTAGAGGTATTAAAGAAAAGAGATGCCTACGATTAAGGTTCCTGAGATAACACTTCCAAGTATTGATATACCAGACGCACCATATTTTATTCAGCATAAGTTAGGAGGCAAGATACCAGGCTGTAACTTATATCACAGAGATTTAGAAACAACACGCAATCCATCCTTATTGATAGCAGATCCTAATGGTACGTTTATTACCTGTCCAGAAGGGCAGATTCCTTCATTCGATCCAATAAGATATGACGCTAGTGAAATAATTTATACAGAAGATAGTCCTGTTAATACTGCTAAAGAAAATCAAGAACAAATTGTCCAACCACCAAGAAAAGAAGAAAAGAAACCTACAGAATTACCACCTTGTCCTGGTCCTAAAGATCAAAGAATTAAAGATTTTCGTAACTCTTCTAAGTTAGAACGTGTTTCTGGACATAAAAGAGGGGAAGATGGTGTTGAGTGCATCACTATCTATGAAAACGTCCCGTTTAAAGATCAGTACATTCCAGAAGTTTCTACTATTGTATCTACTGCTGTTATCGGCTTGGTCGCTGCCAGTACTCCACTTCTTCTTAATGTAGTAAAACCATTAGTAAAACAAGTAGTTAAAAAGCTGACAAAGAAGAAAGATAAGTTAGACTAAAAGAACCCTATTTTTTCTTGGCGACAGATAGGGTGTCTAGGTAGGCAAGTTCACCCGTACTTGTCTACTGCTTTAATTTATGTTAATTTGATATAAGCATCTGTCTTATGGGTTGCTCCATAATGAGAAGACGTTAGGATTAAACCCTAGTCGCCAGTTGCTTATTTTAATTTATGAGTGTGTGGGATAACTTGATTTGGAACGCTAGTTAATACAACATTTTTACAGGTAACAGCATCTTCTCCAATAAACTTAACTCCTAGTTTTAGCTGTTCTGCACATATCTTAAGTCTTGCTAAATTGGCTTCAAGTTGTGCTTTTTGTAATGCAAACTCTTGTCCTTTAATATGAGTTTCAGCAGCTTTTAAACAAGCCTTATTGAACCCACTACCTCCTAGTGGTATTTGTATTGATGCTGTAATACCATAATTAAGATTAAATGTTGTCTGATCTATTCTTGGTTGTTGAGATTGATAAAGAATATTACCAGGATTAATAAGATTACCATTAGCATCTTCTGAAAGATCGTAAATATTGGTTCTGGTTGTTGTAATTTTTGGATGGCTGTAATTTTGTCCTTTAGTGACAAAGGGATTGATAGCCAAAGTTGGTAATTGACATTGAATACCTTGTGAATATCTATGAGTTGGAAACCCTCCCGATATACTTTGATACCCATTATTGATAACCGTTCCAGAACTGGATGCACTTGGTGAACTGACAGTATTAGCAAGGGTTTTTGGCGGTATTACTAATATTATTGCGAGAAGATACTTAGTGAAGTGCTTGTACTTTCTGTATTTATTGTTCTTTGGATCGTAGATACGGCATCTAAACCAGGTGCTAAAAAGTTTTCTGTAATTGAAAATGCTTCCAATGGATTTTTTATCTCCCATTGTGGTTTCGTATTTAAATCTGGAGTCACCCATTTAAATGAAACCCCATTAAATGTTTGCGTATTTGTATAGGTTGCATCAGGTGATATAACAGTTCCGCTAGTTGGTTGTACGTTAGACCCTTGCATTGAATATGAGTACCCTGTCCTATAGTTCTCTGTAACAATAGTTTCAACAATAACTGTCTTGCTGTTTGAAGATGACTCGATTTGACCTGTAGAAAATGAAGGCGTAATACTGCCAGCATTTGCACTAGGTATTGCAAAGAATAAAAATACAAGCCACCTCATTAATCAATTTCTAATTTTATAGTACTGGACATTTGTGCTGTAACACCTGCTCCTGTAGCAGATAAGTTAACTGTCATTGCTCCACCAGAATCCATTGTCATAGCTGTTGTACCAATATCTCCACCTGAGACTGTTGTTGTGTCTCCGAAGATAGGCAAAGCTGGAACTACACCATTAGTAACTGTTGTACCTAAAAAACTTGTAGGGATAGTATCTCCTTGAATAAAACTCTCAGATACAGACCAAGCATCCCCTGCTGTAGTAACTGCATAGGTAGTTGTTGAATCTATAGTTGGAACTCCATTTGTTATTTGTGCATCTGTTAAATCTAGAGTACCTATAGCACCAGCAGTTTCACTAGCAGTTGGAGTTACGTTTGTACCCGAAGCAGAGAAGGTCGTACCAACACGATTAGAAGTCGAACTTGCTCCTATCGTAGAAACAGATACAACATTCTGAATTGAGTGATTTATATCAGCGTAAGCTGGTGCTGAGAACAAAAATAAGAATGGAAGAAGTTTTTTCATTTTTTAGGGTCAACGATTTCCGCACCAATAATTTTAATTGGTGTTTCTATTCTAACTGTCTGATAACTACCCGACTGTGATGCTAGTAACGCTTCTACTTCTTTCTTGTTAAGTGGCTTTTCATCAGGTTTAAAAGTACCATCACCTCTTTTCTTTGCACCCTCTAAACCAAAACTGGCTAATGCACCTGTCAGCAGAGAAGCAGGAAAAGTTATATCCTTTGGTTCGTTACTGTAACCAGGGAGCGAAATATAGTTAAGGGACACTATGAAGCCACTCCAAGCGACAACACTAAGTCTCACGATTACAGATATAAAAGCTAATTGCTCTTCTTTATCAGTAATGTTTTCCTTCAGTTTTTGAAGTGGACCTTTTTTAATTTCTTCTGCCATAACTTGTTTTATTAGTCATACTAGACATAATTAGGAATTTAAGCAAATGACAGAAGTACAAGCAGCTTTGTTAGGAGCAGCAGCTACCGCATTTGTTATGGTTTTGTCAAACATGAGTAATCGTAGAGAACGTACCATAATAGATATTTACAATAGATTAAACCAGTTATCGCAAGCGGTTAGCAGGTTAGAAGGACAAAACCAATAATTTTTGGTATGTTTGGGATGTAACACATATTTTTTTATGTATAAAATTTTAAAACCAATCTTGATGACGTTTTTAACAACAACGGCTGTCAAAAAATTAGTTGTGGATTTAATGAAGTCACTTGCTAAACAAACAACAAATACGCTCGATGATAAAGCCGTTGAAATTTTAGAACAACAACTTTTTCCCTAAAATGAAAATAAACAAATTTCTCAATATCGACATTGAGCCAGCACCTTTAGAAATGAAGTTAGATGTTGAAATGCGTTGTAGAGAAATTATGGCAAGTGATGATGTTATTGATATAAAAAGATATTGCACTCATTTGGTACGACATAAATTAGAACAAGATGTATTTCTTGCTTCGATGTTGGGCCGTTTAGTAGAACTAGAAGCTAATCTCGTTGTAAGTCAGGTAAAAGCAGAAAAGAAAACTAATCCTATAAAAAAGTTTTTTCGTATTCCTTAAGTTCTTCATCAGTAAAATCTCGTACCAATAATTTTTGAATTTTATCAATCTCATAATTAAATTTAAGAATTGAAGTTCTTATATGTTCAGTAACCCAAGATCCATCTTTACTGACTAATTGTGCTTTTTGCCTGTCATTAATAAAGACATAATGATCTTGCCCTTTTAATTGAACGTCTAATAGGTTTTTTTCTAAGTTTTTACGTCTAATCTCTTTTAGTCTTTGTAGTTTTTTAGAGTCACTCATTTTGTTTTGTTTTTTTTCTTAAAGTGTTAAGGATTTTAGATAGAGCCCTACCTTGTAATCGGTTTTGAACGGCTTGATTCCAATTCTCTTCATCCTTTTTTAGAGCTTTATCGTACTCATTTTTATCAATATTGTCTTGTAAAAATTTGTAAACAATGTCTCTAATCCAAGACGTAGGCTTAAGTTTTAGCTGTTCACGAATGTATTTATCAAATAATTCTCCTCTGTTTATATCTATTAAAACATGATAATACTTTTTATTACCATGAGGTTTTTTACCAGCTTGAGCCATGAATATCTTTTTAATTTATATTATCACATTCTCATTGTATTAACTTTTAGTACTCCAAGCCTTAATTAATCGTTCCAATTCAGCAATTCTCTGTTTTGCAGCTTCGATTTTTTGTTGTGTTGTCATACGTTCAGATTCTAATGATGTTAAATAGTGTTTTCTCTGGGGAGAGTGGCTGAAATTGTCTCATTTCTTGTAATCACGCTCCAGTACATTGATTTGGTATGGGACAAGTGGTTGGGACAAGTATAATTGTCTCACGCTCCAAAAACAATGGGACAATCTATCTTGTCTCACATAGTTGTCCCACCGAAACTGACTGGTATAACTACGATTCTTCTAATGGGACAAGATATGCACCCTCTCCCCGTGCGAGGATAGCTTTATAAGACTTATTAGATTCTTCATCTTCTATCAGTTCAATAAGACCTTTCTTAATTAATCTTTGGAACGATTTTCTTATCGCAGCATCTTTACCATCAACCATTGGATCGTGAATCATCTGGTTAATCGTATAAGTTTCTGGATGAATCTTTCTTAACTTTTGAAGAACTTTATCTTGAACAGTTGTAGGAGATTCACTATCGTTAGAAACTTCTGGAGTGTAATCAGCTATAGAGAATGTAAGGTCATCATTCATCTTCATTACCATCTGAGTTCCCATTCTTCCAGACCTAGATTTTTCAATGGTAATAAATCTACTGGAGCGACCAACCTTATTTACCTGTTCTTGAGTTGGTTTAGATAGTTTCCAAGTTTCATCAACAGCATCTCTGATAGCAGATGTTCCTCTAAATCCACCATTTTTATTAGCGTGATGAATTATAAGAATTGTTGTTTTAGGGAAAAGAACACCATTATTTCTGGTTAGCCAGTATAAAGGTTGAGCAAAATCTGATTTGTTTTCATCAAAAGCTCTACCACCACTACAACCAATAAGAGAGTCGATAACAACTAACTTAGGAGTATGTTCCTGCATTAATTTAATGAACTGAGCATATCTCTGTAACTGCCAATCAGTTTGAATTTTTACATTGCTAGTAACAGGAAGGTTAACTTCTTCTAATTGTTCTTTTAGCTGAGATAAAGGTTGATCTCCATTAAGTAAAAGAACAGTGCCTTTATCTACGGGAACTTTGCTACCTCTAACAAGGAAAGGATCTCCAGTAGCAATATGTTTTGCCATAGTCCAAGCACTCATGGATTTACCATCACCACCTGCACCATAAATAAGAACAACTGAAGGAGTAGGAAGAATGTCAGGTATCAAATATTCTCTTTGAATATCTAAAGCATAAAGGTCAGCCAAATCTAAAATACCTTTTTGGCTTTCATATTGAATCTGGTCAACAATAAGTTTCTCCAAAGATGACTGATCTCTATAACCAGCTTTCAATGCCAAAGTATTTAACTTGTAGTTCATCTCAGCAGGGTTATCCAACTCAAGAATGTTTTTGGCACGTTTAATGACATCGCCAAAATCAAGAGTAGAAGTTCTAATTTCTTGAACCTGTTTATCTTCAGCTTTACTAACAATCTTTTTGTTCTCAGCAGAAAATCTATGTCTTTCGGGATCTTCCCTATCGGCCAACCAGATTAAAGTACCTAAACCAATACCACCACTTTTAAATGAATACCAAGCAGTAGTGCAAGGAGTATCGTGATCTCCTGCATCTTCCCATTCTCCTGCAAAATCAGGATCTTGAGATGACCAGAAAGACCATAATGCCAAACCCATTTCACTAGGAAGGGCAGAATGAATTGCCATTCCAACTTTGACCCAATGTTCTCTACTACCTAAACCCTGATGAGATATAACGGAAAGACATTCATGGATGATCTGAGCAATCTCATCTTCAGTTCTATCACTAAAATCTAAATCTTTTTTATTTTGTACTGGTTTTGGAGGAGCTTTCATCTCAGCCAATAACCAAGCAGGAGCTACAGGTATGTTTGAAAGATCACCAGTTAATTCATAGAACCCTTCTTCTGAACTATGTCCACCTGGGTAAGCACCATAGATAACACCCTGCCTTCTTCCCCAAAGTATTTCATAATTACCACCTTCTTCTTTACGAAGGCCATGACCTTTAACATCACCCCATAAAGCCTCTGGAACAGTAAAGACATACTTTGCTGCATCTTTTTTAGTAGAAGTGATCTTAGGGGCACCTATAAGTGTTTCAGACCATTTTCTTTTTAATACTGAATGGTCTTTGTCAATATCAAGAATTACGATACCTTTTCCTCTAATACCTGTATAAAGGCCAACAGCTTGAAGGTCAGGGTTTTTATCTATAGCTAGTTCTAGGTCGTGATTATCAAAATCTCTTTCCCATGATTCTTCTAAAGGATTTTTACCAGTTGCCTTACGGCCTGATTTCATCGGAGCATCTTTTTTATATATTGGAGCGTAAACTAGGTTCTCAGGTAGAGTCTTGACGAAATTAATAATTGTCATGTATCATTCTATTAGGGTAAGTGAAACCTCTGAGCTTCTGTTTTGTCATTGAACAGATTTCGGAGGTTTTCTTATTTTAGGCTATTTACATTTCAAGGTCAAGCGACTAGAATGAGATTGTGCAAATATATTTTGCCCATTGATTACAAACGCTATTTAACAATTTCTACTTATGAAATTTTCAGCCACTTTTGAAGAAAAAGTCAAAAAAGCAGAAGAGCAGGGTGATCGCCCACTTGTTTCTTCTTATTTAAACCCATCAAAGGTTGATCCAAAAGAACCAGTTTCTTTCGCATTATTGGAAGAAGATCCCCTAATCTTTTGGAAAATCTACGGAGAGTCAGTACACGGAGAAAAAGGTAAATCATTCAGGTTTATCAGCAAACCCTCAGAAGAAGAAATTTTAACTGAAATGGGTGGTTCATATACAAGAGGAACAAAATTCCAAAGTACAGAACCAGCAGATCCAAGAGAAACCTACGTTTGGCCTATCTTTGATTACAAGAACAAAATGGTTCGTATCTTAGAAGCAGACCAGTATCAGATTCTTAGCAAGATCAGAAAGCTATCTTTAAACAGAAAGTATAAAAATCTTATGGCATGGGATCTTTCTCTTTCATTAGACAGAGAAGGAGGTCGTTGGAATTACGACATTCAAATCGAACCACAAGATGAGGATGACCAATCAGCACTTGAAGCAGCTTGGGAAAAAACTAAGTCAAAAGGTTTTGATTTAACAAAATTATTATCTTACGAAGACCCATTCGGGGGATAATATAAAAGGGAACTAAAAGGGTTACTGCCAGTTTAATCGCTGGCAGTTTTTTTTATGTAAAGATATAGTTGCAGAGATGTTATATATATGCAATAATGATGGTACAGTTACGATTTTACAAATGTCTAATCAGTCCGAAGCTAATGCTTTACAGAGAATTACCATTCAAGTAACAAAATCTCAGCATGAAATGTTAAAACG